ATTTCTTTCTTGGTCAACCCAGCTACGAACTCGCGGCTGACGGCCAACGAATGTGTAACCGCACGACGGTGTTTTGATACCGCCGCCACCGGCTGGTTTCCAACCGATGAACGAGTTCGAGAAGAAGCTTGCGCCCGAGAACGCAACCCCTTCATCCGCCGAATCATAGATGGCTGTCGCCACCAACAATTCGTCGAGGCCGATCAAGGCCTGAATCATGTTCTTCGAAACCTCGGCCGACGTGTACTTCACGCGGTCGAGAACCGAGACGTGATTCTTCACGTTGTTGAAACCCGACAAAGGCAAGAAACCGAAATTCGGCTTTTTGCCCGAGTTCGCAACAACCGTCACCGTGCCCGTGTCGTAGACGCGGACCGGGTCCGAAGTCGTCGTGTTGTCAGAGAATGCGGCGCCCGCTGCGAGCGACACGTTCAATGACCACGACGTCTTGGTGAAGAGCGACGCCGTCATCAACTCGATCCGACGATAGATTGCGTCGGTCAAGCTTTCTGTCGTGTCGACCATCAACGACCCTTGGTCGTTCTGCTCTTCTTCGTCCACTCCGACGTAGTCCTTCAGAGCGTGCTGCTCCAAAGCGTACGACGAGAATGAAAACTCGAAGGTGAACTCGCGGGCCACACCCTTCGGAGCACGGCGGCTCTCAGGAATGCGGAAGTTCCGATCGTACGTGCGGTACAGATCGGTGTCCTTCACGACCGGAATTTGCGCCCAAATTTTGTCCCAAATGTACTCTTCATTCCGGTACTGGACAGAAACATTTGAGAGCAGCTTATTAACGTGTAACTGACTCTTCAATGGCATGTGCTACTTCCTTTCTATCCGTTACGGGATTGATTTGAACATGGGTTGAATCAAAACGTCGGCGATAGTGCCAGTGGCCGCAATGGTCGGGCCGATCAGCATACCGATAACGTAGCTACCGGCGGTCACATTCACATGCGGCACGCCTTGGCCTGCGTTGTTCGAAGCAACGAACGATCCGGTCGTGACCGTATCGTTGAAGTACAGCTTCGAAATCCCTGCGACTGCAACCGGAATTGCAGACGAGGTATCAAGGACTGTGTCCTGCGTGATACCGATCGGCGCTTCCGAAGCCGACGCGGGAACTTTCACGAAGTTCGCGGTTCCAGTCAGCGGCGCAACAATCCGGTAAGCCGGAATGGTTGTCGACGCCTTCATGGAAATTGGAGCAATATGGCTCATGTCGATTTCCTTTCAGTTTTTAGTTTTTAGCACTCTTCTGCCATGACAGCTTTGAGAGCAGCGCCGTAGCCGACTTTGTTCTTCGCGGCATACTCCATTGCTTTCTTGTGCATAGCATCTTCCTTCGCGGACTGATCTTTCTTGTCACCGACTGCCGAACTTTCTTCGAAGTTAACGTCAGATGCGGCCTTGAAAAGTTTCAGCGTTTCTTTCAGAAGCTCTTCTTTCGAAAGCTTCTGATCTTTTTCTTGGATCTTTACCGTGTACTCTTTCTTGGTCTCACCAAGCAAAGCAGTCACGAGCGGTTTCATCGCGGGCGTCACAAGCTTCTCTGCCGCGAGGTCAGAAACGAACTTCTCGACGCGAGCGACTTCAGCTTGCGCAACAAGTTCGGCTTTTTCTTTCTCAGCTTGCGCCTTGAAAGTTTTCAGATCTGCCAACTCTTTGTCGGCGTCAGCTTTCGCTTTTTCCGCTTGCGCGCGGAATTCTTTCAATTCCGCGTTCTCTTTTGCGAGACGCTCGGTCTCGAGTTCAGCGCGGAGTTCGGCTTCTGTCTTCTCTACTGGCGGCATGTTTTTCCCCTTGTTAGGATTTTCTTTTGAGTTCGGAATGAACTCAGTTTCAAACGCTTTGATCGTGGTCACCTTTGCATCAAAGGAAATCATCTTCGAATACGAAGACAAAATGTCCTGAAGATTCATCACGCCGGGCGTCTCTGCGCCCAAGAGCGCCACGGCTGCGAGCATCCGCTTGTAGGATTTCTCGCCGATTTTAATATTGAAGAAGATCTCGCTAGAGACCTTTCGATAACCCTTTTTATTAATAAGATCGAACAGCTTCTCGGGGATGTCCGCGAAGTCTGCGACGAGCTTCTCACCGCGCACGTAAAGACGCTCGACCCAACCAAGTGCGGGCATCCCGTCGCTGTTTCCCATCAGCGCATTCCCCACCACTTGCTTAGGATCGTGGCCGATCTTCAAGTAAGGCCGTGCGCCCGCTGTGTTTTCGTTGAAGGCTTTGACCATCTCATGCAGGTCTTCGAGCGTGAACTTGTCTTCGTTCCACTTACCTACCGAGAATATTTCGACGCCTTCAATCTTCATTGGCATTTTTCAATCCCCTACTTGGTGGAAAAGCCTTCGCCTTTGTTGTCTTCAATGAACTTTTGCGGGTCTTCACCGCGAATGCTTTCCGTTGGTGTGAACTCTTCGTACTTGGTGATCGGGATGAGAAGAGAGCGGCAGTTGAAATGGAGCGGCGGAATTGGTTCATCGCCTGACTTAAACTTCTTCCCGTTGAGGCCGCTGCATATCGCCGAGGTTGCATCATCAAGCACGGCACTGTATTGATAGCCGTCGACTACACCTGTGGAGTCAAAGAACTCTACGCGCGCAGTGTTAAGTACTTCCGTGTGCTTCGTGCGCGCGTAGCGTTCAATCTGAACTTGAGACATTTGCTTCAAGTCGCGATCGAGAATGTCTTCTACTGTCGCCAGTGACTTTCCGTCTTTAATAGCTGCTACAAGATCAGCGCGCACACGTTTCAAAATGCCGTACTCGTAGTCGCCAACGAAATCGAAGGTTTCTTTCTCGATCACGTCTAAGAACTTTTGACCGGCAACCGCCTTCTTCGCGAAATCGGACTTTTCGATTTCGGTAGCGGCTTGGCTTTGAGCATCGCGGTAAATCTGCACGAGTGAATTGCGCAAGATCTGCTTAAGCTCTTTTTTGTATTTGAGGTTCAACGTATCGATACGATCGACGTTACCTGTTTGAAGAATCTTTTTCTTTTGGATCTGGTCAAACAGATCAGACATCATGCGCTTCACGACAGGCTTTACGTCATTCATAACTGAACGATCGTAGTCGTTGAGCTTCGTCTCGATCGATTTGAAATCTACTTTTTTGTAGTAGTCGCCTTCGGGGAGATTATAGGCTTTTGCAAAGTTACTCTTTTTGTTTCGAGGCTCTGTCTCAGAATCTTCTTCGCTTCCCTCGTCGTTTCTAGCAGCACTCGCTTTGGGGTCGGGCTTTCCTTCCCCCACGCTTTCCTTCCCACTCTCTTCGTCTTTTTGCTCGCCATCTTCGCCCTCTTGATCTGGGGGTTCGGAACCGTCGGGCATGAGGCCCGTGATTGGGTTCGGCGTGTCCGCCGCGAAGACGACATCGCCCTCGGGGAACTTAACGAGTTTTCTGAAGTGGTTAATTTCTTCTTCGTTTGGTTTGAACGATTTCGAACGGACAGCATCGAGCCATACTTTCGCAAGCTCAACGGCCTTCATGTCATCAAGCGGCTTGAAGCGCCATTTCGGCGGACTATCGATATCACCAAAATTGTAGAGCACCTGCGGCTTCACCATTTGTTTGTTGATGACTGCCTCAAGCGCCGCGCGACGGCGATAGATGTGCATGAAGAACAGGTTCATTTGTTCTTTACCGAGAGCGAGAGATCCGCCGCCGGTTTCGCCGCCCGTGAAGCCCACAAGGTCAGGGATGAAAAGGGCTCGACCGATGAACATATTGAAAAGCTGAATGGCGTTTCGGTACGCGTCGCCTTGGTTGGTGGACTCTAAGAATTCGACTTCGATATCTTTTGGGATAGCGAGCGCAGTCTTAGTTTGGAAGTTTTTGATGATATTGAAGAGCTTGTCGACTGCACTCTGCGGCGCGTTCTTATCAAAACGTGCAACGGGAATTGGGCTCGCTGCTTTCTCGAGAAAGATCGCAAGATATTTTACGATTTCCGTCTTGGTGAAGTAAGCGCTGTAAGCCGCTCGGAGATCTGAATTCCCGTAAGGGTTTTGAAAACGAGCGTCGTTGATAAAGTGAATGATCGATTTTGGATTGATGTCGAGGTTACCATCGACTGTCACCTGTTCATACTTCGTGACCGCGCCTTTTGAATCCTGGTAAAGACGCCATGAGTTTGGATGGCGTGTGCGCAAATATTTAAGACCGAGTTTTCCGTTACTGCGAATATGGAAGATCTTTTCGCTAATTGAGAAACCGAACTCGTAACTGGTTAAGACCTGCTCGAGGTCTTCAACAAAATCCCCATCATAATCTTCAAAGAACGCCTTTTCGAGGTCTTCGATGATTTCTTCTTGGCCGTCTTCACCGGGCACGAAATGCCCACCTTCACCAAGTACAAGATCTTTCTTCAGCCGCAAACAGACCGACACTTGGTCGTCGTTTATCATCTTCTCGTAGGCTGAATAGTCCCCGCGTTTTTGCCAGAGATCGTCGAAGTTGAAGGGTTGATAGAAGGTACTGGGAACGAGGGGTGACTGAAAGCGAGTGTTTTCGCTCTGACCCGTGTAGAGATCTGCTACGGGATTTGCGCGCGTTTCGCTTTTAGCCTCGGCAAGTTTTTGGTCGTTCTCGGCCATTGAACCCTTCTCATAGTCTGATTCTGTTTTCGAGGTCGTCGTAGACCTTCAAAGAATTCGCGAGCGCGATTTGGTAAGCAATTGCAGTAGCGATAACTGCGTCGTCGTTCTTACCGTCTGATGCTTCGATCTTTCCGGCGTTGTCAACCAGTGTCAAGCATTCCGTCAGGATGGCTTTATCACGTGCGTCAATGGCTCCGCTTTCAATTCCGTCAATGAACGCGTTCACCATGACCGGGCGAGTGACGGAAGTGGTAAGCCACCCTTGTCTTTCGTCCTTTGGGTTCACCCAAATAGCTGGATAACCCAGTGTTTCGTCGAGCTTTAAGAGCACAGAGTGCCCGTGGTTGTTCCTTTCTACTGCCAGTATCGGGAAGCCGTTTGCAGGACTTGAGTACTTTTTCCCGAGATCGTAAAGCATGTCGGCAAATTCGCCGGGCTTCCACTGACCCCGAACGGTTGCGACCACTTTCTTCGACTCGACTTCCATGCAGACGCCGACTGACCAATCTTTTCGAACGCCTTCGGCCACATCGGCGCCGATCACGTAGAGCTTTCGTTTGTCGAGAACGTCGAAGATCTTCATGCCGTTCGATTCTGAAATCGGCTCGGTTAGTTCATCGATCTGTTTTTTGACGCGGAAAAGGTCCATCACCGCTTCGCCTGAAGCTAAGAAACAAGTCGCATCGTCTTCCGGATATTCTTGTTCAAAGCTCACACGCGTTTTGTCGTGCGATGATGCTTTAAGCTCGGCCTTTTTGAATCTGCGGAACATGATCTGTTCGCGCGTGATGCCCACTCCGAAGTTCTTCTTCGCTTTCTTAACAAAGTTTATTTCTTCTTCAGTGGGTTTGAAGTTCCCCGGCGCGGGTAACCGGTAAGCGGGGAACATGAACCACGGGAAAAAGAATTTCTTGTAGGGCTGCTCCGGGTCGATCCACATGTCGTAGTAGTGGTTGGCCATACCGTTCGCTGTGGTTTCCATTGTGACTTGGCCGTTGAGTGGGACCGCTTGCAGTGTCGCTTTGAGTTTCGCCGAGTCTTTCATGAAGGCCGCTTCAGAGATGTGCAGTCGCTGAATCGTGTCGGAACGGCTTTCCAAATCGCAATAGATACGTGAGTTGAGTTCTGGAAAGAACATCTCATATTTCGAACCGCCACCGCGATCTAGCTTCGGTTTCACTTCATTAGGCAAAAACTTATAGAGCCGCTGCACGATGCGAAAAAGCTTTTTGATCGAGTCTTGCTCGTGCGCGAGAATCACCGATGTCTTGTTACGAGTGAAGATCGTGTCATCGAACATATCGACGATCTCATTGGTGGAAAACCCGAACTGCCGAGCCTTCAAGATCATCTTTCGCTTAGCCGGATCTGTCCCCACCAATTTCTGAAGTGGGTTTCTTTTGAAGCGAATCTGTTGCCCGTCTTTATCGACAATGGTGTAGAGCGTGTTTACACGCCATTCTTTGTCTGAGAAGAGTTTGCGATCTATCTTCACTTTTCGTCTTCGTCGTCCTTACGACTCGCGATGAAGTCAGCCAGTGACCCATTCACGCTTCCCGAGAAGTTGTGATTCTCAGGCACCTTTCCTAAGAAACGCTCAACGAAGAAATTAAGTTCCACGCGGCTTGATTCGTTGATGCCCTTTTGCAGGATGCGCGCAACAAGTGAGTCGATGACGCGTGACTCTTTACTGCGCGCGATCTTCTCAAGCTTCTCGACTGATGTGAACATCAGCTTCGCGCATGACTTTGCGAACTCTTCATCGGTGAGTTTCTTAGCTAGCTTCACGTCAGGCGGTGTGGGCTTTGAGCCCGCAGGGTTTCCCGACTGACCCTTCTTCCATGCAGGACGGAGATTCTTTAAGCTTTTCTCATTCGCCATTGGTTGCCTCTTTCTCGTAAAACGCGCGCGTGATCTTGATGCCGTCTTCAATTTTTGTCTCGGCTTCAAATCCAATTTCTGTTTTCGCTTTCACCACACTTGCAATCGAGTAGTGAATGTCGCCCACTCGCTCGGGCTGATGCTTTGCGGTCTTCTCTAAGTAGACGAGCAGTTTCTTAAGTGACGTACCTACGCCCGTGCCTACATTCACCACTGTACTGGCCTTGTCGGCGTATGCGAGAGAGAATTCAATTGCACGTGCAACGTCACCGACGAAAGTAAAGTCACGCGTCGTAGAGCCATCGCCGTGAACCACTGGTGGTGCCGTGATAAAGCGCGGGATAACCGCAGAGTAAGGCGAATCCGGTAACTGCCCTGGACCGTAGACGTTGAAGAAGCGAAGGCCGACAGTGTTCACGTGTGCCGCAGGCGCCCATATGCGCGCGAACTCTTCATTCATCTTTTTTGAGAGCGCGTAGGGGCTCAGAGTGTTTCCCTCTTCCCCTTCTGTCTTCATCAAGCGGTGCGAGTCACCGTAGACGCTTGAGCTTGATGCGTACACAAATCTCGGAACCTGAAAGCGGGCCGCCATAGTGAGCACGTTTACGAAACCACCGATGTTAACACTTGTTGTTAAGCCGGGATTTGAGAAAGAACGCGGAACACTCCCCACGGCTGCTAGATGCACGACCGCATCGATACCCTCGTGTGCGAACACAGTTTCGAGCACGCCATGCTCACGAATGTCACCCTTATAGAATTTGAATGCGTCCCATCGACCCTTACTGATTTCCTTCATTCGATCAGTCGGGCGAATGGAAGGCTGAAAAAGGTTATCGAGCCCCACCACGTCGTGTCCCGAATTAAGCAGTGAGGGCACGACGTTCGAACCAATAAATCCCATACAGCCCGTGACAAGAATCTTCACTGTGGCAACTTCCTTTCGATCCGCTCGAGAATCTCTTCTATCTCGTTGAGCTTAAACATCAGTTGATCGCGCATTTGCCCGTCTTCCATCACAGAGACTAAGTGTATCAGAAAGTCGAAGAGCTTCTGTGTCGACTTTCTAAATTCTAGATTCGCGCCGCCATTCTTAAGAACGAGATAGACCCGTTTACCGAAACGAATTTCACTCACCGAATCGCCTCTAGACATTTCTCCACGTTCGCAGTCGACGAGCACTCGATCACGCGTTGGTTTCTCTTATCCTGGCAGCCAGAGGCGATAATAAAAAGAATCGTGAGTGCCACCGCTGCGACAGTCACGGTTATCATGATGGCGATTTCGTCTCTCACTTATAAATCACTGCGCGCACGGCGCAGTCCTTTGCTTCTAATAGTTTTCGAAGCGCGACTGTCCGCTCGGGATTGCGGGGGAGAGCGTGCGCCAAATATTCTGCCACATGCTTAAACTGCATCGACACCTTCTGTAGGTGCGGGGGCAGATGCTCGTATTCAAAGAACTGTAACATTGGATCGCTCGGTTTCATTCCGGCTGTCTCTGTCAGTTGGTCGTCCATGTTCTCGTTCCCCTCTCGTTCGGTATTGATCGTTTAGAAGTTTGATTGCGTGAATGAAGAGCGCAGGTAGCTGCATATTGAAGCGCGTGTGCTTGAGCAGATTCTCAAAAGCTGCGATGTTTTCAGGGAAGCACTTTCCGCCGTAACCGTATTTGCCATCTGGCCCCGGCACTTGCATGTGCTGCTCGCCTAAGAAGCCGGTGATGTTCGCTGCTCTTAACACCTTTTGATAGTCTGCACCAACGCCTGTCGCAAACTCATTGATGATATTGAAGTAAGTCACCTTCATTGCGCCAAAGCAGTTGTGCGTGAACTTCGCAAGCTCCGCCTCAAGATTCGAGACCTTGATGATCTGCTTACCTGGGAAGAGTTCGTCGAATGCCATCTCGCGGTCGACACCACCCACCACTATTGGAAGATCTCGGAAATCAGCATCGCATCGCCGCTCTGTTAGGAATTCTGGCATGGCGTGAGTGCCGAAGTGGTTGTTGGTGCCCGGAAGAACCGTTGACCTGATGTAGACGTTGTCGGTCACGTCTTTTGCCATCGCGATGGCGCCAGTGAGGATTGACAGATCTTGACCGATTTCGTTGGCCGGAACCGGCACTGATACAAAAATGTGCTCGCAGTGTCTGAGATCGCCAAACAGATTTTGCGGGGGATCGAACAGCACTACCTCGTGCTTCGTATGCGCCGCAAACCAGCGCTGTAGCGTTCCGCCGACGACCCCTACCCCTATGATGCCTACCTTCATGTGCCCACCCCTTGAAGAGCTAAGCGACCATGAAATAATTCCGGGCGTCAAGTAGGCACCGACGGTATCGGTGCCTTAGCCGGTGCGTCAAACTTCTTTCGTGTTTTTCTTTACCGGCGGGTCTGTGAAGAGCGGCGTATTCAGTAGCTGCTTGAGTGCCGGTGAGAATAGTTCGATGCACTTCGAGCACGTGACGTGGTGAGGGAGAACGGTCGCGACAAACTTATCGTCAGGTTTCCAGTCACGACACCAAACAGCGGATGGTCCGACGTAGTGAACTGGTTCGGTCATAGCCATACAAACACCAACATCGCTGCGACCATAGCGACCGGCAGTGCGGCCGCTGACCCCTGATAAATCAAGAGCAGAACGATTGCGGTCAAGCAGATAAGAGCCACTGCCTTCTCGCTCATGTGTTTAGCCGCACATACTGATTTTGAGAACGACCTTGAAGATGACCACTGCGGTCAGGAAACCTGCGCCGAACAAAAGTCCACTCACGTATTGCATCACAATTCCTTTCGCGTCGGTCATACGGCGAGCGACTGAAACGGTGTCTTGCGGTTGAGCGCTGCGAGAAGCAAAAGCTTCGAGCGGTTACCGCGTGTAAGCTCATCAGCTTTTGCGTCGAGTCGCTTTCGATCCGACAGCTTTACCTTGAAGTTTACCAGAACCATTTCTTCTGGCTTTGTTTTTCGGACGGGCTTTTTTCGCGCCCTGCTCTTTGCCTGTGTCTTTACTTTTGTTTTTGCCATGACTCGAACCTCTAAGTGATTTCTTCCGGAAGCGCAACACTTTTTCATCCCACGAAATTAAGAAGTCCTTGACGGCCGCAGCTTCGAACTCATTGAAGCCAACGTACTTTGGCGCGAGTCCATTGATCTTAGCGGGCGGGAAGCCGCATCGACCTGCCGCAATATTGCTTATGTAGACCGGGTTAAGATTCAACAACATCGCGATCTTTGTCTTCGAGAACCCAGTGCGTTTTTCAATCGAGCCGAGCAGTCTACGTGAGTAAGGAAATTTCATTTCAAGCCGCCTTCTTTTTTGCTTTTAGAATCCCAGTCGACTTACAGCCTTTGCAGGTAAACCACAACACCTTCGGGCCCAGGTCTGAAGTCACTGACACTTTTTCTACATTGCGTGTCGTGAGCTTTTCTTTACAACAGGGACAGATCTTGATGGTCACTGTAACAACCTTTCATGAAGCGACTCGAACGTGTCTGTAGCTTCGGTCATTGTGATTGAATTCTGGTCCACTGATACCGACAGAATGATTTTACCGTTGGTCTCGATCGCGTGTGGGTCGCACACATGAACGCCGGGTGTACCGATGACGAACTTCTCGCGGTGTGTAGCCCATGTTGTGCCGGTGAGAGTCGATGCAGTGGTCTGCCAGAATCCGCCGGCGATGTCGCCGTGAATGACTACGATGCCTCGCGACGTTGCGGCCAAGTACGGGTTACCACACTTCTCAATGACCTTACCGTGTGACACCCAAGTGTCGCCGTCGTTCGAGGTGTAGTAGTAGCACGCAACACCACCTTGATTCGGAAGACCCGTCTCGTCAGCTTCAACGAGCATGTGCCACTTACCGCTCGCATCAACCACGACGCCGGGGTTCCACTGCGTCATCGTGCCCGGCAAGATCTGAACGGCTTGCGACCAAGTCAATCCACCATCAGTTGATGTCATTCGGTGGATGCTGTTACCGATCGTGACGAAGTTAAGAAGTTGGCCCGCGTGTTCGATCACATACGAAAAGCGCGCGTTCGAACCGAGCACGAGCTTTGTCTCGAGCGTGACCATGTTCCGGCGCTTCATCATGCCCAGAGCGTTCGGGTCAAAGAAGGAAGTCATCACGCCATCAACCATCACGAATGAATTCTCGATGGCCGGCTCGCCGCCGAAGGCGCCCTTTTCAGTCTGAACGAATTTGTTTTGTGAGCCGTAGAACTGAATGTCAGGACCGGCCTTCTTTGCGCAGGCACCTGAGAGAAGAGCTACTGCTAGAACCATCAACCCTGTTTTCATCTTGCACCTCTGAAAACAGGATATAACAGATTTTGTTAATTAACAAGCTTTGTTAATCGAAATCGAGATACTTGTCTCGCTTTAAGGCGGCCCGTTCTTCTCTCGTCTTTTTATCGTGGCAGCGCTTACATAAGTTTTGGAGTCCTGAACTGGGCACGAACATTCTCTTAATAAAGCCCCCATCCACTTTGCCTACGTTCACCAGATGATCGACGTAGGTCTTAGGCACCTTCTTACGGCAGCCGTCGCAGCGGGGGAACCCGTCCTTACCTATCGCCCGAGCGATAGCGAGCTTTCGCGGCGTCGACCAGTACCACACTTCCCTCACAGCGGTTCTGATTCGACTGATGTCCTTCGGGCTAAGCCCATCGACTTTCTCAACAACTTTTTTCTTACGTTTCTTTACTTTTGCCACCTTAACCCCCAACGTGACATGACAGACCAGATCTCTATATCCCTCCCTATATCTCTCTATATCTCTCTTTTTTCTTCTTTTTCTCCCCCTTTTCTCTCTTTCTTATATCTTTCTCTTAAACTAGAAAAAGTGCTGTCATATATGTCATTAGGTAAAGAAGAAATCTTTTTCCCCTATGTGGTGGGGTATGACGGATGCGGTGACAGATGGGTATGACAGATCCCCACCGAACCCCTCGATCTGTCATACCCTCTATGACAGATATGACAGATCGAAAAACACGTTTCTTTACCGATTTTTCTTTACCGAAAACCGATCAGTGAAATCCCCATATAACCCCGCGCTGACGTCTTTGGGTGATACCGTTTTTGCATTTCAGGGTGCTTCTTCAAGCGCCGGAAGAATTCCGAATTGCGGTAAGGGTAGCGCTCCGCTTTCTTATAAGCTTCAAGCAGTATCGCTGCCGAAACGAACACGTCCGAATCGACCGGTAAGAATTTAACGTACGTCTCTACCCACTGATAGACGTTGCATGACTCTTCTTTCACCTTGGTGAGGGCGAGGCTCGACTGCTTACTGGTCGTGAAGCTGTTCATCTTCTCAAGCCGATACCAGCCCTCGAGTGCGAAGTTGAAGATGCCTGGTAGTTCCGCTAAGAGTTTTCGTTTGATACCCTTATCTTGTTCACCATCTTTGATAACCTTCCGGAAGGGTACAATGATTGGGCGGGAGAGCATGCCCGGCGACAAGTCTGTGAGGTCGGGGATGCGATTGTAGGTCATGATGAGCTTCGCACGATTCCTGAAGTGGAAGAGATCGCCGTATTTCTTTTGGGCTGAGACGTCACCATCGCCCGTGAGGTTCTTGAATGGGCCTGAGTCCTTCAATTCCGCCGGTGACGTCTCTTCCGAGAAGTTCGCTATCTTCCCTTCGAGGTCAGCACTCGCGAATTTATCACCCACCAATGACTTGATCGAAAGTGTTGAGAAGTTTTCAGGGCCGATGAGTGCCTTAAGCAAGTCCACAAAAGTGGATTTCCCGTTGCGTCCTTCGCCTTCAAGCCAAAGAGCTTTGTGATGTTTGTATTCGCCGCCGCGCACGATATAGCCCATGTATTCTTGCAAGATCGCAATCAGCTTCCCGTTCCCAAGCATCACGCCGTCAATCCATTCGCGGAATACGGGGCAATCGGCTTCAGCATCATACTCATAAGGTAACACCCCTCTGAAGCCGTATTCCGGCGAATGCTTAAGTAGCGTCCCGCCGCGAGTGGCGTTCAGATCGAGAATGCCGTTTTTGAAATTGATTTTTCCTTCAATCGTATCAGAGAAGAAACGTCGACTACTGATATTATTTGCTAACACCTTCGATAAGAATTCGTTCCGGATTCTCTCATCTGGTTTCGGCGTAAGCGCCCTCTCCGCAAATGCCTTCACTTCAATCGGAGACATATGAACGAAGTGCGTACCATTGAATGCGTAGACCGATCGCATATCGGCGATCGTTCTAAACGGATGCTTTTTATCAAAGTGTTTCAGTAAAGCATCGTACTGCGGGACCGAACCCCCTCGCGGCCCCAAGGTATAGAAGCCGTTTTCTTGCGAGAGCTTCTCTTCTTCGACAAAGATTTCTTCCTTGGTGAGCTTACGCCCCGCTTCAAGCGGCACACCCTCAAAGACCGCCCCGGCATTTCGTTCGGCTTGAATCTTCGTCAAAGTGAAGCGCCAGACCCAGTAGGCCGCACGCTCGCGGTCAGAGGTCTTTGCGTGATCGTAGGCGCACTTACCTAAGTATGTAGTCTCATCTGTAAGTACCGACAAGATCGCGTCTTGTGACATCTTCGCGTTCACCATCGCAAGGCACGCAGGGAGTAGGAACGCGGACCTATCTGTGACACCTTCTCCATCGATGATGGCGCGCTTCATTGATTCTTTAAGCGGTAGCGTCTCGATGAAGACGTCTTCCGCTTTGAA